GTTATCTATCGCAAAATTGGATATATGCTAACAATATCAGTTTATGCTCAAACTAAAACCAACAAATGGCTCAATTTATTTGTAAAAAATGCAAAAATAAAAAGGAATTAAAAAAACAAACTTTAATTTTTTTCAAAAAAAAAGTTGTGGCAAAAGAAGCTCTTTGCAAGTGCGGAAAATACATGGAATCTAAGATAGAAAAAGGGATGCCAAATATAATTAGAAATGAAAATAATGGGTAAAGGAAGAAAAAAACTACCGACTAAGATAAAAGAAATGCAAGGTACGCTTGATAAATCAAGGCAAGTTAAAAATGAAATGCAAGTAAGTTCCTTGAATAAATTACCTGATGCTCCTGATTGGCTAACTCCTTTGGCGCAAAACGAATGGGCTAATGTAACTAATGAGCTTTTAAGTATTGGGATGCTACATCAGATTGATTTGATTTTATTAGCTGCTTATTGTAATGCTATTTCTTTGCATATTGAAACTGAGAAATATTTAATGGAGAAGGGTAGAGTAAATCATTATTATAATGAAGATGGAAGTTTAAGGCATAGCCAAAGTAAACCTGAAGTAAAGATAAGTAATGATAGTTTGGCAAACGCTTTAAAGATTGCTGTTCAGTTTGGATTTACCCCAAGTAGTAGAGGTAGTATTTCCGCTCCTAAGATTACAAACAATACTCAGATAAATTATTTTGACTAAATATTACTTTGATAAAGAAGCAGCAGATAGAGCTGTAAGTTTTATTGAGAAATTTATAACTCATACTAAAGGGGAGTTAAGTGGAAAGCCATTGATTTTAGAAAAGTGGCAAAGGGAAATAGTGGAAAAGATATTTGGATGGAAGAATAAAAAAACTAATCTTAGGCAATATAGAACGGCCTTTATTATGCTGGGGAGGAAGAATGGTAAAACAACTTTAACTGCTGGGATAGGACTTTATATGTTATTTGCAGATGAAGAAAAAGGGAGTGAAATATATGCGGCTGCTGGCGATAGAAACCAAGCTGGATTAGTACATGAGATTGCAAAAGGAATGATATTAAATAATCCTGAGCTAACTGCAAGAGCTAAGATATTAAGAAACTCAATCGTAAATGAAAGCAAGGGAAATTACTTTCAGGCCATAAGTTCTGATAGTAAAACCAAGCATGGCTTTAATGCTAATTGCGTTATCTTTGATGAGTTGCATACTCAGGTAAATAGGGATTTATGGGATACGCTTTTAACCTCAACAGGAAGTAGAAGGCAGCCACTAACAGTTGCTATAACCACTGCTGGATTTGATAAGCAGAGTATCTGTTATGAGGTTTACTCTTATGCTAAGAAAGTATTAGATGGGAGCATTAAAGATGATTCATTCCTTCCAATAATCTATGAAGCTAATGATGAGGATGATATTACATTAGAAGAAACATGGAAGAAAGCCAATCCTAATTATGGAGTAAGTTTAAGAAAAGAATATATGCAAAGGGAAAGTAAAAAGGCAATAGATATCCCAAGTTATATGAATACCTTTAAACGACTGCATCTTAATCTGTGGACTGAGAATGAAATTAAATGGATGGGAGATAAGGAATGGATGGAGTGCGAGGGGGAGCTTGGGGATTTAAGTAATATGGAATGCTGGGGTGGATTAGATTTAGCAACTACAAGAGATATTACTGCCTTTGTTTTAATATTCCGAGTGGATAATATCTTTAAAATAAAACCTTATTTCTTTGTTCCAAGAGATAACGCTAAGGCAAGGAGTGATAGAGATGGAGTGGATTACATGAGTTGGATAAGTCAAGGGCATATTATTGCAACTCCTGGCAATGTAACAGATTATTCTTTTGTAAGAAAAAAGATAAATGAGCTTTCAAAGGAGTATCGCATCCAAAGTATTGCGTACGATCGTTGGAATGCCAGCCAAATTACAATAGATCTTATGGCAGATGGAGCAAACATGAGCCCACTTGGGCAAGGCTTTGCGAGCTTATCAGCTCCTACAAAAATGATGGAGAAGCTAATCTTATCAAAAGAAATCCAGCATGATGGTAATCCTGTACTAAGATGGATGATTGGAAATGTGCAATTAGAAATAGATGCAGCCGACAATCACAAGCCAAGCAAGAAAAAATCTAAGGAGAAAATTGATGGAGTTGTGGCCTGTATTTGTGCATTGGCGGAGTATATGAGTGAGGAGCAAAGTGGCGATAGCGTGTATGATAATCGTGGACTTTTAATATTATGATTGAATTTAAAATACTTGCTTTACTTTCTCCCAATGGATTTGATGATAGATTTTGGGAGCATTGCAAAAGTGAAAAAACATACAAGGCAGCATACGAAAAAACAGAAAATGAGTTTGCAGAACATTTTGGAAAGCGTAAATATTCGGACTATAATAGCTATCGTGGAGCAAGAGATAAGCGTATAAAACGCAACAATCCTATTTAACATAATGTAAAACCGCATCCAAAAAGGACTAAAAATCCTTATCGGGTAAATTGCATTAGATACATTTTCAGGGGATTTTGGTATACGCATCAGTTAAACAGGACTTATGCCTTGTAACCGCCCCAAATACCCCTTAAAAGAAATATTTAGTAAATGTATATAATGTACACAAAAGAACTTTTTTTATAGCGTATAATTGCAAAATTCCTAAATTATATATCCTTGGCAATAACTGATTTTTTCACCAACTTATTTAAGAAAAAAGAAAAAAGAGATTTCCTTTCTGCTATGAGCAGTATTAGTAGAAATGCAAGTAGCGGTGTTTCTGTTAGCAAATCTTCTGCCTTAACCTTTACAGCTGTTTGGAGTGCAGTTAGATTACTCTCAGAATCAATAAGCATTCTGCCTGTAAATGTTTATGAACGCCAACCAAATGGCGATAAAAAATTAGCATCCAAAAATGCAGTGTATAATTTAGTACATAATGAGCCAAATTATTACATGAGTTCGGTAGCGTTCTTTGAGAAGATTATGATGGATTTGTGCCTATCTGGTAATTCCTATGTGCAGATAGTAAGAAATGGAGGGGGCACACCTCAAGAACTACTACCATTGAATGCTCAAGATATTCAAGTTAAAATTAATGAGGGGCAGATTTTTTATCATAATCAAAATAGCAATGCAGTTCTTGATGATTATGATGTTTTGCATTTTAAAGGAGTAAGCCAAGATGGAATATTAGGACTTAGCCCAATTACGCAAAACGCAAACGCTATTGGATGGGGCATGGCCCTTGAGGAGTATGGTTCAAAATATTTTACCAACTCAGCTAAATTAAGCGGGGTATTGGAAACAGATAGAGCATTAAGTGAGGAAGCGATAGAAAGATTAAGGAACTCATTTTCAAATACTTATAATAAATTACAAAACGCTCAATCAACTGCAATACTTGAAGAAGGGCTGTCTTTTAAGCCCATTACTATAAGCCCAGAGCAGAGCCAGTTCCTGGCCTCCAGGATCTTTTCAATTACTGAAATTGCCCGTATGTTTAATATTCCGACTTTTATGTTGCAAGAGCATAGCAAAAGTTCATTTAATAATATCGAATCATTAAGCCAAAGCTATGTTACTTATACTTTAATGCCTTACATAAGGAGAATGGAGAGCGAAATGAATAGAAAATTATTTAAGACAAATGAAAAAGGAAAGCTATTTGTTGAATGGAATGTAAACGGCTTGCTAAGAGGAAATATAAAAGATAGAACTGATGCTTATAAAACAGGAATAAATAATGGCTATATGACTATCAATGAAATTAGAAGAAAAGAAAATCTAAATAGCGTGGCAGATGGGGATGAGCTTTACTTGCCACTCAATATAACAAAAATACAAAACTTATAATATGCCAGCAGAAGAATGTGATAACGGAAAATGGAAATGGGGAGAAACAGGAGAGTGCAAATATGAAACCCAAGAGGAAGCTGAAGAAGATAATGAGGATGATAATGAATATTCAGAAATAATGGAAATAGACAAAAGACATATCATATCAGTAACAGAAGATGATGAAACTTACACTATCGTTTACGAAAAAGATAGAGAGGAGGATGAAACAGAGGAATCATCTGAAAGCCGAGATATTAATAAATTAAACTCTAAAGGATATGATAATGCTTTAGCTTTGGTAAAAGCTGGAAAGGTAGATACAGGCGATTGGGATTTTACTGCTGCTGATGGCAATGAATTACTTGGAGATGATGATTGGGGTAACTATGGCAAATGGTTTTTAGGTATTGATACAGGAGCAGATAGTGAAACAAAAGGATATTATGGCTACCCTTACGGAAAGAATGGGAAAGTTTATCGTAAAGCCCTTATTGCAGTAAGGCAATATGCAGGGAGATTTAATTTAACTGATATTTTTGAAGCTGCTGGCAAACTCCTTGATATTATTGATGAGGATAAAGATTCTTTATTTTATGATACAGAAAGAAACAAACCATTACAAAAAGAAGTAAAAGATATTTGGACTAAAAATATAACTATGGAAAAAAGATATTTCGATATTGATACCAGAACTGAAAAAAGAGATGATGGCTCAACAACCATAACAGGACATGCTGCTGTGTTTAATCAGCTTTCAAGCGATCTCGGTGGATTCCGAGAAATCATAGCAGAAAATGCATTCTCAGATGTTTTAAATGATGATGTAAGGGCATTAGTTAATCATGACCCTAATTTGCTTTTAGGTAGAACTACAAGCGGTACTCTAAGATTAGAGCAAACAGATGAGGGATTACAATATTCTTTTGATGTGCCTGATACAACTTATGGGAGAGATCTAATAATTTCAATGGAGCGAGGCGATATAACTCAAAGCTCATTCGCATTTACAATTGAGGATGATTCTTGGGAAACAACTGAGGATGGGGAAGTTAGAACTATTAACAAGGTAAAACAGCTTTATGATTGCAGCTGCGTAACTTATCCAGCTTATCCTGATGCAGATGATTTAACATTAGCACAACGCTCATTGGCTACATATAAAGAAAAAGAAGAAAATAAAAGGCAAGAAAAAGATTTAGTAAAAAGAAGCTTACTAAAGTTAAAGATTGAATTAAAGAAAAGAAGTTAATAATAATTAAAAAAAAGAAAATGAAAAGTATAGAACTAAAAGAATTGCGTTCTGAAACTTTAGGAGAATTGGAAGTTATCCAAAAAACTGCTGAAGCTGAAGAAAATCGTGATTTAACAGAGGAAGAAAATACATCAGTTGATGCCCTATTGGCAAAGGCAGATGATTATTCTACCAAAATTAAAAGAGCTGAGAAACTTGAAAAAACATTAAGAGAATCAGCTAAAATATCTGGAGTGGCTGTTGAGCCAAAAGCGGATAAGGACTTGGAAAAGTTTACGTTTCAAGGAGCTATGAGAGCGGCTTTTAGCGGTAATGTTTCTGGGATTTACAAAGAAATGGATCAAGAAGCAAGAAGCCAAGCAAGGTACACAGGGCAAGTTTATAAAGGAGTAGGGATTCCATCTTCTATTTTAACAAGAGCTTGGGCAACATCTTCTACTAATAGTGAAACAACAATGAGTTTTACAGATCAGTTAGAATCTAATTTAGTATTAACTTCTGCTGGAGCAAATTTTTATGGTGGCATAAACGACTTGAAATTTCCAGTATTTTCCGGAGTTACATCAACTTGGATAGCTGAAACTGGTGGCTCTGCTGTTGCATCTGCTGGAGATTTATCGGCTGTAACTTTAACGCCAAAGAAATTAATCTCTGTTGTTAGTATGAGCCAAGAGTCAATCGTACAGAATCCATCTTTAGAATCTGCATTACAAGGTAATATTGCTGCTAATATGGCTTCCACTTTGGAAACTGCATTGCTTGATACTGCTGATGTAACATCTGCTCCTGAGTCAATATTTGCTGATGCTGCTGCTGGTTCAGTTGCTGCTTTTACTGGAGCTACTGCATCAATTTTGGAAAACACTTACATTGCGAATGATGGAACTTATGAAGGAGCAAGAATGGCTTACTTAATGGATGCTGATGCTTATGCGGCTATTAAAGTTTCTGATATGGTGAGTAGTGTTTCTGCTGCTTATGATATGAGAGATAAAACAATTGGGGGAATGTACGCCTTTGTTTCATCTAATGTAGCGGATTCAGGTGCTGCTGGAAAAGAGCACGTATTATTTGGAGATTTCTCTAAAGTACACATTGCTCAATTTGGCGGATTAGATTTCCTTTTTGATCCATATACAAACGCTGATACTGGCGAGCCGAGAATGGTGGTAACCGGATTATTTGATGGGGATGCTTGTCAAAATGCGACTGCATTTGCTAACTTAATTGAAGCATAATAATAGTTAGAATTAATAATTGAAGGGGTGGTAATAAACTGCCGCCCCTTTTTTTAAACTAAAAGAAGATGGCTAAAAGTTTTACAGTAGATACAGCGTCAACAACGGCAATATTAACAACTGCTGAAGCCAAGCAACATTTAAAGGTAGATACAAGTGCAGACGATACTTATATTGATGATTTAGTGCAAGCAGCAACAGAATCAGCACAAATATTTACAAATAGATATTTCACAAACACAACTCTAAATCAATTTGGAGATAATTGGAGTGATTTATCTACTTTATTTAAAAGCCCTGTTAGTAGTGTAGTGCATATAAAATATTATGATAGCAATAATACACAACAAACTTTAGCGACATCTGTTTATCAAAAGGACTTAGAACACCAGCCAGCAAGAATAGGGTTAAAGCCCAATCAATCTTTTCCAGCACTTGCAGATAGAATAAGTGCGGTAGAATGCAAGTACATTGTAGGTTATGGAGCAGCAACTTCAGATGTGCCAACGGCTATCAAGCAAGCTGTACTTTTAACTATTGGAAATTGGTACGAAAATAGGCAAGAGGTGGTTATAGGAAGGATAGCGAGCGAGTTACCAAAATCGGCTCAATATTTATTAGAGCAATATAAAGTGCAAACAGTATGACAATAGGAGAACTTGATAGGAGGATTACAATTGACTATCCCATCTATGTAGCTAATAGTTATGGAGAGGTTGAGATTGATGGCTATTCGGACTTTCGGACTGTTTGGGCCAAAGCAGAATGGGATGGGGGAAGTGAAACGGATGAAACCGACAAAATTACAGGGACAACAAAGGTAAATTTTTATATAAGGAATTTAGATTTAGATACTTTTTTGGATGGATCAGTTGCCCCTACTTTAGCTTATCGCGTAGTATTTGATAATCATGGGGAAACAAAATACTATTATATTCATACCATTAATGAAATAGCGGGATCTAATTTATCTAACCGAGAAAGATTTTTAAAAATAGAAACAAAACAAAAAGATAGTGCAACATCTTTATAGGTAATGGCAGAAGCAACTTTTAAAATAGAGGGCGCAAAAGAGATTGAGCAAATGTTTGGAGATTTACCCAAGCAGATAAAACAATATAACCTATGGAAAGCACTTTGGAGAAAAATATCAAAGCCAGCTTTAAATGACATGAAAAGTAGAGTACCTAAAAAAACAGGGCGGCTTAAAGATAGTATTGGCTTTTTTACTACAAGAGCAACTAAAAACTTTATGGGATTGTATTTAGGGCCAAGAGTTAAAAAATCTTTTCGGAGCAAAGAAAAGTCAGGATTTTATGGGGCTTTTATAGAGTATGGGGACGAGGTTATGTTTTGGGGAAAAGGAGTAGGTAAAGCTCAAAAATTCATGAAACCAGCTTGGGATGGTAATAAAATGAAAATGACCACAGATGCATTTAAAGAAGCAACTAAAATAGCAGCAAGTGCAATTAAAAGACATGAAAAGAGATTGCAAAAATACGGAACTTTAGGATACTAAAATGGAAATAGGATTAGCAATATATAATAT